CTACCTGCACCTCGGGCTCCAGCGTCGGCAAGTCTACCTGCACCCTCGGCCCCTTTCTTAGCAAGTTCACCAACACCACCAGCAGCCTTGCCAGTAGCCCCAGCAGCGGCCTTAGCCGCACCACCAACAGCACCAGCAGCTTTACCCGCAGCACCAGCAGCTTTACCCGCAGCACCAGCAGCTTTACCCGCAGCACCAGCGGCAGTTTTACCAGCAGTACCAGCGGCACCAGCCGCCTTCTTCAATGCGCCAGCCGCGCCTCCACCAGCAGCGCGGTCAATCGCTTTCTGCCTAATCTTTGCAGCCCTTACATCACCCTTAGCTCTAATCTTTTCACCCTTTGCAATGCCCTTAGCTCTTGCAATTTCTGATTTCTTAATATTAGATCTCGCACGCATGTTTCCAAGAATACTACCAGTATCTTTTGATGCCTCGCCGCGCTTAGTTGGATCAGACTGACCCGTCGCCTTATCTAATTGATCAGCAAATGCCTCGACAAGAGTATAAGCAATTTGATGCCAGCTACCTTCAGCTTTGACAGCCTCCATCATTTTTTTCTTCTTCTTACCCTTCATGGCCTTGCCAATAGCTTCTCTACGATTCTTGAGATACTTATCTGTGGAATCAGAATCGCCATCGTTGTCCATGTCTGCATCGCCCTTACCGACAGGATCCAAGGAATCATCTGTAGTGGCACCATCATCATCAGTAGGTCCATTGTCCTTCTTCTTCTTCTTCTTTGCCTCCTCAATCCAAGGATCGTATGCCTCGCGTAGCTTGGCCTGAAGCATGGTCACAAAGTTGGACTCCTTCTCAAGCTTGCTTTGGCTTTCTCTTGCAAACTGGGATTGAGTAGATTCGGAAAGACCAGGGAAAGCTCCACGGGTGGATGGATCGGCAACAAGATCGAAGGTGACTAGGCGGAAATCTTCGTTAACGATCTTGTTACCTTGGGCGTCCTCAGATAGTGTGCCCATTCCACGGGAAGAAATACCAATCTTAACACCACCCTCTACGAGAGCTTTGGCAGTAAGACCAGCAGGAGTTTTGAGGATTTCAGCTTCTCCAATAAGTTCGTTACCCTTCATCTCAAGCTTAGTAATTAAGTGAGATGCATTTGAAAGCTTGACGGTATCGTTTTGTGGGTGATCAAGCTCACCACACAAACGCCGCTCTGAGATAAGGGGTTGAACCTTTTTGAGTTGACCTTCAAGAACAGCGGTAGGATAGATTCTACCATTGTTATTCTTTTCATTACACCGACCAAAGACACCCTTGATCTTCATGGTGTCACTATTCTTACCCTCGGTAAGAACTTGAAGGTTCTCTACAATAAATACATCTTGGAGTAACTGTGTCATTTGTACTTTAATCCTCGTTCTTTTTTGATAGATCTACTACCATATTTTTGAGCTAACTTGTTGGAAGCTTTACCATATCGAAGCATGGTTCGCGCAGCGTGTTTTCTGACACTAGCAAAATCCGCAGGAGGGGTAGCACTTCCCTTAGTAAAGCCTTTCGCAATCTTGCCTCTACCGCTCTTGCTTCCCCACTTACCCTTAGAAATAACATACAAACGACTAGCAGCTTTGGTAGTAAATATGTCTCCATACTTACCATCTGACAAAGCACTCTTGATACTATCGTAAGTTCTAACTCGGCCTTTGAAAGACTTCTTTACATCACGCTTGGCTCCTTCTCTAGAGGTATAGGTTTTTCTACCCTCTTTAGAGCCTCGCGCTTCCGTAATGCTATCAATGGCCTCCGTCAGTTTCATTGTTTTCTAATTTTATTTCTAATTGATTGCTTAAGAATATCCTTCTTTGATTTAACAGGGCGAGCAGAAATATAACCATACTTCTTTTCTTCTTTACCAATGCAGCTATCACTACTTTGGGAACCAGCCAAATTGACGCCAATCTGACCTGTGGTTGTGGCAGCAGCACTCATTTCCTTTAGGAGATCTCTGACCTCTTCTAGAAGGGGAACAAGTTGCTGTGCAGTCTCCTCAGTTAAAGATTGAGCAGGCTTCTCTGGTTCTGCTTCTGACCAAACTAGCTCAGGAATAGAGTCTGCGGGTGGAGTATCTTGTGGGTGAAAACTTTCGCCCAAAACCTCACGCATGAAAGTATCAGGAACTTCAACATTTGAGATGTCCCTACCAGCAGGTGCTAAACCGCTGCTCTTAGCTTGGGGAGGAAGTTGTTTTCCTTCCTTGATGCTTTGAGTTTGGTTTAGGATTAACTGTTCCGCGAAGTCTCCGATACTTTTCATCCGTAGATCCCCCTTGTCCTCACTCTTCGTCTAGGTCTTGGAACAGAAGCTCGGCAAGAGTCTCGTCAATTACTGACTCGATATCCTCTTCGCCCTCTTGAAGTTGGGTAAGACGATCAACAAGGCCCACAACTACGTTAAGGTGCTCAAGAATGCTTTCCTCATCAAGAGGCTGGTCAAGCTGAGAAACGCAAAGGGGGCAAACGTGGACAGCTTCCTCAAGCTCCTCAGAGCCTTCCTCAGGCTTGTCAGCCTTCTTGGCCTTCTTCTTGGAGCCACAAGACTTCTTCTCTTCAAGGGTTTCACTCTCGTCAAGACGAGGAGTAACACCAGCCTTACCCCAGGCAGCGTTCTCTAGTAGTTGTTGACGAAGTTCGTCACTTAATCTGTAATGATCCATTTCTATATCTCATAAAAAATTGGGTTAAGATTTGCATCTCTAAACATATCTAGCGTACTTTCACGCTATTGTCAATTTTATTTTCTTTTTTGTGAACTATCGACCAGGCTCAAAACCGCCTTGGCCTTCGGTATCAGGAGGCACAATCATCTCTCCTGTGTTAGTGCTTTTAATTGATCTAAACGTATCAGCACCCGCTCCACGCTTTCGTTGTACAAGCTGAGTTCCTTTAAAGGAGATTCGACTATTAGCCCTGCTAATTGGAGGAATAACCTTTACGTTGTTAATAAATCCGTTTTGAAGCGAATCCTTGATAGTATTAAAATTTTCTATTCTAGAAAGTTTGTTAAACTGCTGTAGATTGAGTCTACTGTAGACATCAAACTCCGTTAGGGATTTTCCAATACCATTAATAGATAGCTCGTAGTTGGTATCTAGTTCTGTAATTATTTCTTTTAAAAGTCTAAAGCTAGTTTTCTGTCTATTATGCGTGTATTCTGAACTGCTTTTAAGAACGCCCCTGTCTCTATACGCAGTTTTGAACTCAGAATCCTCTACATTAATCACAGTCTGTCTAGCTTGGGTATCCTTATTGCCATAAACATCCACGGCATCTCTACCAATAGTGGCGTATCTAATAAATTTATTTGTCTGAGTATTCGAGAACTCTGGAACGATTGATGTTTTACATCTTAAAACTCTGGTTATTGTTCCATCACTTTCAATCTCTTGAATCTGTGATTTTTCATTAAACAAATTGTAATCTGATCTGTTCGTTGGGTACAACAAGATGAACCAAGGAATCTGTCTAGTAAGGAGTGGAACGGTCTTGTTTTCTTTTGGAGAATCAAAAATCATATCTGTTTGTGTCAGATTAATTTTACCTGTACTTTCAACGTAATCAAGCAACAAATCAGAATCATCAAGCACGAAAACTCTTTTATTTGCTTTATACTTAATATACTCGTCGGCTGCTTGCTTTCCTGCCACAGTAGATGTGTCCACTATGCCATACTCCACAGTTGTATCTTTTAATAAAAAAGATCCTGTCAATGCTGGTTTAGTATTTAAAGTTTCTAAATTAGCACTTAGCAAGTAATATTCTTGTCGTGGAGAGGATAGAGAAGAATCGAACTCGATACTTGACGCCACTGAAGGAGAGGCACTAGCCGTCAAAATTCTTCCACCATCCCCACCTAACAAATTAATAATATTTTGCCTGGTTTTCTCTGGTAACAGGAACGCATGATCTTTCTCAGACTCAGCAAATAACCTTTGGGTTCTACCCCCAATTGTTATGTTGATAAAATCTCCGTCTTGTAATGACAAAGAGTTATTATCAATAAATGTACCATCATCGTTGATGTAGTATTTCTTCTTAACCCCGTTAATCGTGATTGGGATATGCATATCAACATCAGAGGGGAGCACTTTCCAGTTCTTTATAATTTCTTGATCTCTACCAGCTAACTGATTCTTGTCTAATGTAAACTTATGGTTATCTATCAACGACATCGCAGCTACTTCATTAACTTGCGGAAGAACAGATTTTTTAATTACAACAGGAACTCGCTTCTGGCTATCTTCAGCGAGCCTGGTTAAATAGCTGATTGATAAGTTGCCAACAGTCCCATCAAGGACTCTAGAACCAATCATATTAAATATTTGATTTATTGAAAGATCTGTGCCATCATAGTTTTTAATCTTACCTAAGAGTTGTTTTACTTTAGGCTTAAGATTGTCATAAATTACTTCTGGAGTTATCCCAGCAGCCTTGGTGCTTTCCCAGTTACCCCCTTTATTTGTATTTTTTAAAGTGTAGTACAGGTTACTGTTGATTTTTTTATTAAAAAGTTCAGTATATTCAGTATCGTTGGACACTAGCTTAACAGGGTCTGGTGTTGTCTGAAAGGCAACCTTACTATCTTGTATTCCAAAAGGTTTTTGTTTTAAAGCATTTGCAATAAATGTGGGATTGTTTAAATCAATCACCCCCTTCAAGACAGAATCATCAGTAACTCCACTTTCAGGTCCTGGTAATTTTCCTATAACACCCCCCTGTCCAGCATTACCATCAGGTACTACAGGACCATCAGGTACTACAGGACCATCAGGTTCGTCTGGAACATCAGGACCTTGTGGAGGAGTTATGGGTCCTCCATCAAAGTCTACGCTATCATCTATAATTTCAGGACCATCAGGTTCGTCTGGAACATCAGGACCTTGTGGAGGAGTTATGGGTCCTCCATCAAAGTCTACGCTATCATCTATAATTTCAGGACCATCAGGTTGATCAATAGGAATAAGAATTTTTGTAAAAGTTACTTTTACATTTTTACAATCACCCGTACATGTTTTTATTGTAGCTGGTGCACTAGTGAGGGGATCACCTTCCCCTAACACCACTGGACTTTCAGAACAATCTTCTCCTGGATTTGCTCCCTGTCCTATAGCTTCTTGCGTTACCTGATAAGTAACAATAAACCCAGCAGGAACAAAAGTGTTTTCTATAAGCTCTGCTTTAGCATTATCTATTATGGTTTCTAAAGAATCAGGAGGGTTGTTCTCAGGAACATCTTTACAATCAAATTGATAAATAACAGAAAATACAGTCCCTCCCCCCAGGCCAGTTGTTGGTGTGAGCTGGGCATCTGGATTAGTGCAAACACACCTACAATTTGGACCTGTTGCGGCAGGACCCGCTCCAGTACCAGGGGTCGCCCCTCCAGGAGCTGCGCGTGCGCCTGACCCTGGTTGCCCAGGTGGTGGTGGAGGAGGTGGTGGTGGAGGAGGTGGTGGAGGTGGTGGGGGTGGTGGAGGTGGCGGTGGAGGTGGGTCTCCACCGCCTGAATCCACAGTTCCTCCATTATCAAAATTAGGGATATTTCCAGGTGATAGACCAGGAAGAAAGTCTCCACACCCAAATGTACTTTTAGCCATTACTCCTTAATAGCAATAGTTGGGTTAACTTGATTAAGATTTCCGTATAAGAACCCAGCGTCTTCTTGAGTAAATCCTGTCATTTTCCACATGACAGTGGGGTAAGTGCATTTTCCAACTCTTGGGTTGCCCACATAACCTCGCCCAGCTTCGCCCGTGGCGACAGGTGCAGTATTAGAATACAAAATATCATTTGTAAGAACGGAGAATCCAGAGAATTTGCGCCCATTAGTCCTGCCACTTTCGTTAGTTATATCCCAGCCTGGATCAGGAGAAGGGAACTCGGGAAGTTGGAGCTTATTGTTAGGCTCAATATGATTTGCCACATTGAATGAAATATAAATAGTAAACTCATCATACCCCTTCTCAACCCAAGATCCAAAAGAGAGTGCTCGGTTTGAACTATTTGGGCTCCCTCCATTCAGCATCTGAGGTACACAGTTTATTAATTTAAAGTCTACTTCATAATCTATCAAATTTGCTGGTCTTTTAAATTTAATTGTTTTTGAAATATAATGATATTTCATTTTAGGCATACCATAGACAACACCCGTGGAAAAACTATTAAGTCTTTCGGGAGTGTCTCCGTTCAATGTCGTTCCCTCAGGAGTTACAGGGTCACTATAGGATCCCGCAACAATTGAGCTGTCTGGCCCAAGAAAAGTATTCTCACTAATAAAAGTATTAATGTAGTCATTTGGACAATAGCCTTTATTATCTAAATCTTGTAGCACACACCACTTAGCTAGATCCCAGTCTGGGTAATCAGGTATTGTGATGTTGGTCGAACCAAGACCGTACTTTGATTTAACATAATCCTTGATATATTGCACACTATCGTTATCAGTTTCAGTATCTGTTGCAAACTGCTTTCTATAAAAATCATATAAAGCACCCTCAGCACCAAAATTAAAACCACCAAAAATGTAGCCTATTGCCAATGGATTTGTTGTTATCTCCGCAATTGCGTTGTCTTGTACCGTAGTTATTGTATTCAGATCTGAATACACCCTTCTAAGTTCGTAATCTAATTGGCTCTTGCCTACTGCTGGATTAGCTAGGGATAGTTGTGGGAACGCAGCACCAATTCCTGCTCGTTCATTATAAGTTAACTCTGCGGTTCTAAAGAGGGGTCTAATATCTATAACATCAGTGCTTAGAACAATTTCAGAACTTTCTTGAACAAAGACATAAGCTACAGGTAGGATTGATTGCCCTACAAGCTCATATGCAGTATCCTCAAGCTTTTCAGAAATTAGTGGAGCCAAATTCAAAAGATCATCAGGGGCTGGGAAACTACCTCTTATTGGATAAGCTATGTCATTTGCTGATGTGCTATTGAACCCCATGTTGACGTTGCTTTGATCGCCTGGAGCCGCTAGAATTGAATCATTAGTGTTCACCTTGTATCCAGTAGCAATTCCAGTTTCTTTTCCCTCAAAAGATGTTTTTATACCAGCACCCTTTACAATACCTAAGACTGGTCTTGTAATTCTTTCAACTGATCCATTTTGAATTGTGTTAACACCACTAGCGTCAATAGGCTTACTGTAGATGAACACAAGGTCAATTCTCTGCGTAACACCAGTTACATCAACTGATTGCCCGTCTTCATCTGTGTATGAGAAATCAGTGGAATCAAACTTTGGTACTTCTATTGTGATTTCATCATCAACATCAACGATGGCTAATCTTGAAACTCCCCTCCAAGCTTTTATAAAGTAGCTTTCAGTCAGAGGGAAAGTAGCCCAACCACTAAAAATATTTGTAGTTTCATAACTAGGTAATATAAACTCAGATGATGTAGAACCCTGAGACTTAGCCCAAGTAATAGCTTCAGTAATTGGGAATGGGGAATTGCTGGCACCTCCACCAGGGATGTTTACATCGAAACTTCCAAAAGAGAGCCATGATTTAGTTGTATCTAACTCTGCCCCATCATTATTAACTGGTCTGTCCGAATCAAAAACAGGCCAAGTAAAAGCCCGCTCAACAAGACCATTCATGCCTAAAGCACTCTCGGCAGTGGTTTGTTTAAATTTTTCTAAAGCAGCCTCTAAAATAGCATTTTTATCCCCTGGGAAATCCCCTGGATTGGGCGCAGCAGCAGACCAAGCATCGACATCACCAATGGCCGCACCCATAACTTTTCTAAGGTAAGCCAAGGGTTCGCGTGTAGAAGCATCATTTATTCTAGAAGTGTATCTACCTGGCTTGACACGAACCACCCTATCCGCTCCCGTAGCATAAGGCTTAAGTTCTTCAATATCTGATCTTTTTACTTGCCCTAAAGTAGCAGCAGTATTTTTAACCTGATCTTTCAGCCACAAGCAGTTTTCTTGAAGCTGCTTCAGAGGAATGTTATCTACTTCAAAGTAGTAAGGATCATTTGCTTTAAAAAAGCGAATTGGATCGGTAAAACGATAGTTACTTTCTTGATATTGTTTTTCAACCATTAGTTATCCCTCGACAGGTCAAATATTGAAGCAGATTTAAATCCAAGAGACCCAACCGAATCTCCGTCATAAGATTCTGATAATCTTCCAGTGGATGAGCGCGCCTGAATTAATGTTACTTTAACAGGAGTTCCAGCTAAGTTTACACTCGCATTTTGGGAGTTAGCAAAAGTTTTTGCGGCAGATTCGTCCAGGATACATTGTGTTGGGTTGTCCTCTACAAACTCTCGACAGTAGTAGAAGCCTGAAGTATGTAGCTGATCAGGAACTCCATCATTATTAGAGTCGTAACTTAGCCTCAATAAATCTGGATAGATGCTGCTAGTAATATTATCTCCTGTAACTGAATCGGAAATTACAACCGCTGATAGAGGTGCAGAGCAATTATATCCTTGAGAAAATAACTGATACGCTGGACCAACCACTCCGCTAAAGTTACCCGCGTGTGGATAAGACCCCTCAAAATATCCACTTAAATCAGTCTGTAGAGCTTTCGCACTTGATTTAGGGGTCCAGTATATTCTGAATACGCCTTGGTTATTAGATGTATGTGGGTCAGCACCGATATTATATATCGTGGTGCCATCCACGTTTATTCCAGCTTCCCCTAGGGATGATCTTGTTTGAGTGTTCATATCTCCTGAAACTGGATAAAATCTATTGAATATTGTGTTTGTGTCAACACCAGAGGGTACAACCCAAACTGAACTACCTGCTCCGAAAACATCAAAAATACTCAAGCTTCCTGTTCCTGGGGTTCCAGCGGGTGCTCCACTCGCTGGAACATCGTAATCATTACCAGAGTTTATTCCATCAACGGAGGATGCCCAAATCGCGCTGGGACCATGATATTGAGTGCTGGCAGGGTGCATACCACTTACAGAAATATAAGAAGCATTTAGCCTGGAGGTGTCAGCCATGTTCCAAATCATTAGCCTGTCACACAAAGATCCACTAGTGGTGTAGTAAAATCCGTCTAGTGGTGAATCATTCGTTCCAGCAGGGAAGTGAACATTTCTTACGTTGACCACACTATCCTGTGCAGCTCTAACACAGACGCCACCTTGGGTTATATCATCAACTTGATCATTTGTTAGAGGCGTACCAATAAGGTTATTAGTATTAATAAATCTTAATAACCCCGCTGTCTGAGTAAATGTAGGAATCTCTCCCTTACTAAGTCCAAGATTGTCTAAGGCATTGTCATTAATAGCAGTAACATCCTGGGGGTTTGGATAAAACTGAAGAGAGCCTGACACTGTGAAATTACTAGTATCAACAACACTGTCGTAATCAAAGCCGAAATCTAAATATTCTTGTCCTAATGATGTTCTACCCCAGTTCTTGGGGAATGCCCCGAGATCGTTCATATTGATGGTAGAATTTTTATTCGCCACCAAGCAGGCTCTGGTTGAGTGAAGTTCGACTGCGGTATGGTTTGCTCCTGAGCTTAGATCAAATCCGCTTACATCCAGACCAAATCTATCTCTATTTCTAGCAGGCTCAATGTTTAGAACAGAGTTGTCCTCTACTAGAATATCAACACCGAATTGTGCCACGGCAGTAGGTCCATGTATGTTAATAGTGGAGTTGTTCGAACCATAAACCCCAGCAGCATATTGCTGGTTGACGTACTGATTAGATCCAATAATAAAGGTACATCCAGTCTCACTACCAAACAAACTTACTTTTGAAGAATTATTAGCTTTTATAGCTCTGCCGTAAGCAGGAGCTGCTAGGTTTTCGTCTGACCCACTTACATCAATGTAGGGATGAATCAAATCAAGCATGGACCCATCGTTTACAGAGAAAGCAGGAAGCATTACTTGGTCCTGCCCATCAAAATTAATTGTTCCGTGAGCTACAGCAAATTTTGAGTTGCCATACTTTTGTGGAATGCTATTTTTTCTACGGAAAGTAAATGCACTGTTGTTTTGGAGATCCACATGCTGACCGTTAGCAGACATATCAAGCTGCTTTCTGTCGTTTTGACCTGAGTTTGTAGGACCCTCTACCGAATCAAATATAAACTGGGTGTTTCTACATTTGATTGCCTCGTTGCTATGAGCGTCGATACATAGGTTTTCAAATACGAACTTCGAGTTATCCGCTTGAATGCCCGTATCATTTCCATAGACATCAACCAAACCTTTGACATCGACCTTTGAGTTATCTAGAAGGAAACCGTAACCTGTGTTAAGCTCAGAACCAAGAATACTGGCTCCGAGTGCTTGGGCAGGAAAAGCCCGTCTAATACCACCTGTGAGCTTCGAGTTGTCAAGCACAAAGCCAGCGTAGTTTCTAGACGCGATCACTTTACAGTCCGCTCCAGAGGCCCCTGTGTCCCCTACAGAAGTAAGGTCTGTAACCACAGTAGGCAAGGAGCTAATAGAGACATCACTGTTTACAGCATGGAATCCGTATCCAACACCATCTTCTCTTGTAGTTGCGCTAGTAAGTTTATAGTTTCTGTAAGAAGCTGCTGACCTAGATAGAACAACTTTTGAATTGTTAAACTTCCAACCAGCTTCAGCGGCACGGATCGCGGTGCAGTTCTCTAAAAGCACATCTGAGTTAACCACTTCTATACCGTAAGCATTGGGGGCTAGAATATTATCCTTTCCTGCGTCCACAAAGAAGTTTCTAATGTAGATGGGCCCGTCACAGTTCTTTACTGTAATTTTTCCAAGCTTATTGAAGTAAGTGTTTCCTCCAACACCATCCTCTTCGGTGGTCATGCTTGCTCTATAAAGACTATTCCCAGTGGCTTGATTCTGGGCGCTAACATCCAGAGTAGGGAGAGTGTCATCACTTGTAGCAGGATTAGACTCATAAGGAGTTGCTACAAACTCATTCTGATTAGAACCAGGAAGTACAGTTTGATCAATGGCAACGCTCAGTGGAGCGTTTCTTAGAGTATGTTGTGGGTACAAAACCCTGTTTGTATTGTTAGCAGTTCTTGAATCACCACCGCCTGAAAGGACTGCGGTTGAAACTGACAAACAAGAAGCATCTGTCAAAGCGTTACTTAGATCTAACGAACTAAGAGTTTCTACTAAATTGTGAGAAGCATTTTCCGTTGGAGTTACAACAGTATGAGCCTCACTAGAAGCATCATAAGTTCTACCGAAAGCTCTGTTAATAATCTCAATAGAGCCACCTTCTTCAATTCGGAAATTATGTAGCTCTAGGTCGCCCATATCACCGAAGCTTGCGACCTCAACTAGCACAGGGAATCTAACAACCTTAGGAATGGCAGCAATACAGGAGCTTACTTCAGTGAACATATTCCTGTTAGCAGCGAGTGTTGCCGCAGGAGCATCACCAGACACGACGAGTGCTAGACCAGGAACGCCAGCAGAAGTATTGAAACCACCCTGCTCCCACAGCTCGTAGGTACGCTCTTCTAGGTCATACAGAGGAAGGTTATCCTGCTCCCAATTGTAGAAAGAGCTAGTGTCAAATTTGGAAACGTAAGGAACCCATTCATTGAATAGCTTTACGCTCCCGCTACTGGTATAGATGTCGTTCTGATTAAAAGGCATTTTAGAAATTCAAGGTCCAACGGAATATGAGACTAAAATCACTAGTCTTTCGTATATTACTAAATGTTCTATAACAAACTAAAATAGATCGGTCATCGTTAGCCGCTGTAGGGTTTTTCATAAACATACCAATCTCATTAATATTCAAGTCTTCCGATGAATCCCCTTGTAGGTTATTACAAGCCTCCTCATCCAAAACTAAAGTGTATCTAACTGATGAGTTACCAATTCGAGTTACTTTGTTGCCAGGTATTAATGCAAAAGCTCTATTAGAAATTAAGGAGTTTGCTACTATTTGGCTATTAACACTTATGAATAAATTACTATCTGTTCCATACTGCGAATCTGAAAGTTGACCAGATAATTGGTTGATGGCGCTAGTGACCCCACCTGCTGGAGGACCAGAAACTCCTACCTGGAACCTGTCAATTTGGTAATCAAGAATACTGTCGGAACCTGATCCAGTAAAAAGATAGGAAAGGCCCACACCCATTCCCGATACGATAATATTACTATCGTCTAAAAGGACTTCCTCATCCCCAGTATTCCATTTACGAATAATGGTAAGGTGCCCTGTAATGCCCATGTCTTCAGCAAAATTTTTCATCGGAAATATATTCTCCATTTAATGGTCAAGTCTTGGTACTGACTCAAGCCTGCTGTTGTAGAAGCGACTATGTTAGTGCTAAAACCTTTTCTACAAAATAACTTGTACTTTCTAGGATTATTTACTAGAGCAAACTCAAAAGGAGGGGAATTTCCAGCCTGAAGGGACTTTTTCATATCAATAGACCATAATCCAAGATCAGTGATTCCACCATAAGCGTTTGCAAATAAACAATCATCTTTTGATAGTGACACAGTATACTCTACAAAAGGGAACCCCTCATAATCATTTGCTGGTGCCTCTGCTGATAAGCACAAGCCACTAGCCCCACCACTGAAATTTAAACCAGCATGAGGCACAGAACTCATGACCATGTTAACAAAGCCTCCACTATCCATGGAACTTACTTCATTAAAAAATCCACCTACAGAAGTATGTTTTTCAGAGAAAGTAGTAATATCAAGGGGATCATAAAATACAAGCTTATTTAGTGTTCCATGTGGAGCACTACTTCCATCAGGGAAACAACCTACAATAGATCCTCCCACCGTTCTAATAGTTTGCCCAGCAGCTCCTGACGCCAGGACAGGAAAGTTTTGCTCTAAATAACCGCTCGCTATCGCACTTGGCAAAAAGTTTTGAAGTTGCCCATTTGCTGAGAATATAGAACTGGGACTAAAATTACTGACTGTACCAGCAATATCGCATCCTTCTTGTAATAAGATCTCCTCTGGAGTTGGGGCTTTCGGGAACCCTGGGTCTGATGGCACTTTAGTAGCAGCAACATCATCTTCAGGGAATAATGTGACATTAGCTTCGAGTCCAGCTTGAACAGTACCCCCGTACTCAGCTTGGTATAACAAGAGAGAATTATTGCTAAAAGTGTGACCATTTCTACTAAAAGCTTCAGGCCCTGTTCCAAAAGAGATAGCGTTGATTCTGTAGTTTGAAGCATCTAATATGGATGAAGTGGCATGATCCTCGACCCCAGAGAGCGAACGAGATACTGTCATAATGTCAGCCAGTAGCTCACCGCCACCATTAACGAGCATATTATGCTCCTTAAGGATCATCTTATCCCCTTTCCAAATTTCTACTTCACCTCTCATTATTCTTTTCCTGATTGTTCAATAAAGTAATGGAGAGCATCAAGCTTACCAGAGTTTAGTCCGAAGTCTTCAGAGAATCCAAACTGACCAGCATTTGTAGTACGAGTATGCATTCCGAAGTGGCTAAACTTTACCTCATCATTTATAGCAGATAATCCACTAATAAGTTCCTTGTAAATGTTTTCCATTGCAACAGAACTAGATGTCAGTTGTAGAATACGAAGCTCTGGATCAGTTTCAGGACTTCCAGCAGCTCCAGGAACATCAGCCTTTGAAGGTGTTAAGTGAGAACCACCTTCGTAAATACTTATTTTTATTCCTCTTGGGGAGATTACAGAATCATGAGTATTGAAGTCTGAAATTCTATCCTGAACATCATTATTCATGATACTAATCAAAGCACTAACGGCAGCATCATTACCAGTCATAGTGTTCGGAATACTACCTGAGGCTTGATACCAAGCACTAGCGTCCGCCCAATCAGATATGTTGTAGATAACAGGATCTCCAAAAGCAAAATCAGGAGCCTGTTTTGCTACGATGATGTGGTTAGCAGAGAAATCTACACCGTCAATAGTACCATCAGCGGTAACATTGTAAAATACACCAGAGGTGTTAGCAGCAGGCATTGAACCCGTTTCTGGGTTCCAGTCACCAGAAAATATTACTGGAAGAGTATCGTCGAAGCTTGGGCTGTAATACACATAACCACCAATAGCAACAAGATCGACCACAGTGGAGGTTTCAAGGTTTACTGCGGTAGTTGCTAAATCTCCACCAACCCCTCCGAACGCAGAGGCTCCAAAGTAGCAAGCACCGTCTAGGTTTCTTTCTACAATGAAAGTATTTACTTGCTGTCCCGCTACAACACGAACAATCTCATCAGTTGATCTTCCTCCAGCAATGTAGGAGTCATAAGCCCACCTAAACAGTTCTGCTGACTTTTGACCGTGGAAGTAGAGTCTACCCGTAAAAACGTCCCCAGGAAGAGCGGCAATGTCAGGGTTGGATGCTTGTTCAATAATATAACTTGCTTGAGAAAACAAACTGTTCCAAGTTTCATTAGACCACTCAAGATATAGTTTTAGGCCTGGGTTTAGGTTATCGCGAATGTAGTCTACCCAATAAGTAATCAAGCTTTCCTGTGCCAAGTGTGGTGTTGGGATCCACATGTCCGTATTGGTACGGTTAGCTAGATCCACCATCCATTCAATAGGTAAAGACTTTGTAACATCAGAGTGGCTAAAGTAATCAATGGGGTTTAGATTACCAGAAGTATCTTCTACTGAGTTATTAGTATGAATCCAGTCTAAGTATCTAATGTATGAGAACCCACTAAGGTCATCTAAGAAGGCTTGCTGCCAGGGCTCGGCGTCAAGATCATCATTTACAAACTCATTTTGATATAGTTTGATCTTATCTACTCTTGAGTTAGGGCCTACATAAATATTCAAAGTACCCCCATTATATTGGAAAGATACTCTTGTATTACCGTTAGGAAGAGTGCCGAGAGAGGTTAGAGATTTAAACCCTGCTGCATCTGCTGGCTCTAGAATCTGAATGTCGTTAGGTGAAGAATTAACTGAGGAGAACTCAACTACATAAGTTCCCGTCGGAGCTGTACCGTTATTTCCATCTAGCAAAACTGCTCCAGCGGATACAGCAGTGTCCCATACTAAAGGATATCCGTTATCATCGTAGGAAGTTATAGCTCCGTTATTATCATTAGTGCCAAAGTTATATGCATCAACGGCACTCTGTGATAATTTTAGCCAACTACTCTGACAAATGTGGAAAATGTCCTTACGCATCTTGTGGCTAGGTTGGAAAGAGTAGAATGGAGAAACATTCACTCCTATTTCAATACCACTAGCGGGGTTAGCCGCCAAAGGTTCACCCCCGCCACCAGGATCGCCGCCACCACCAGGATCGCCGCCACCACCAGGATCGCCGCCACCAGGGACAGCCCCTACGGGCCTATTAACAAATATAGCAATGTATTGATTAGTTGGCATTCTTTTGATCCTCCTTAAGAGTCCTCTCATTGAGAGCATTATTTTCTTAAATGGTTTTTTCTTTCTCATGATATCTAGACTCTAATAGCGCCATCCCATTCAGGATGAACTCTGTAGTTCAATCTACTTCCCCCACTAACCTCTAGAGTTCCTGATGTGATTGTAGCATCTCTAGAAGCTATAGTGGTAGCATACTGTCCAACTCCTTGGCCTATTAATCCATTATAGAACTTTAAAACATCGCGAAGTTGGTCTTTTGATAGTTCTAATTTATTTTCTTTTACAAATGGACGTAAGGGAACTCCACTAGTCTCTACACCATAGCCTGTTCCAATTCCAGCGTTTTCTCTTTGAGTTAGATCTTGAAGCTCGATGGAATCAATGAGTAGGTATTTTTTTTCATTATTTGTTGGAATAAAGAAGATTTCAACAATATAATTAGTATCATCCCTATGAACTTGTTCAGTAATTTTATATTCGGGATTCTGTATAGGGATAATGTCTAGGTACTCAGAGTTGTTCTGGTCAGTAAAGTTTCTAGTATCAAACTCTACAACAAAATCTTCAAAATAAGAAGACCTAATGTTATTTAAAGAAACATCATTAATAATTGTTTCAGTTTTAGTTAGGTTATTTATACATTTTACTTGATCAGCAGGCTTATTATTAAAGATATACTGATGAGATAGAGTGTTTATTACAGTGTTTATTGATATATCAGTTTCTCGTAAAGGTTCCCACTTGTGGTTTGGTGTCCAGTTCCACATTAGTCCACTTACTGGTTGAGTATGAATCCAAACTCCAAGCTTACCACCGCCTAGAATATCTGAGTCCTCTTCTGCAATCAAAGACTTAACCTTTAGGCTAAATTTATGATCCTTGATGAAGTAGTTCCTTCTATCACCATAGGACGACAAATCAAATCTGATTCTAGGCAATCCACCTACAGACTTACACTTGATAACTCTGTTGTTTATTAAGTAGTTTTCTAAACCAAAGACTTTAAATGCAGAATCTAAATCAAAAATTCTAAATTGGTTAGCTGATGGAGCGCCTGAAATGTCGCAGAACTCAATACCACTCAGGATAGCAGGATTCCTGTACTCAGCGTTGTTCACATTTCCAGAAACAAAGCTTCCTGATAAAGGAACTACACTATCCCCTGAATCGCTTGCTATGAAGGTTCCGTCACCGCCCTCATTCCACACACTAACTACATCAATCGCACTGGCTGAATCTACACTAGAAGCTACTAAATTGCTTACAGCGGAACCATCTAACTTCATGTCACAGTTGAACAATCCAAGTCCAAAAACTTGACCAAAGATATTACCACCAGTCTTGTCTATCTCATTTAAATTAAGTGGGTGTTTAGCAAAATACTTACAGTAGTCTCGATGTAGTTTGTGTAGTCCGACCCCGAAACTAAAATTTTCATAATCAGCAAATGAATTTAGGACAAAGCCACTAGCAATTGCTTCATTTGCTAAACTTTGAGCGTTGTTCTTCCAGTATGAATCAGGGTCGTAAATGGACGTAGATGATAAAATTTGGAATGCATTATCCAGAGCTTTAGTTTCATAAAACTCATGCATGGTGTTATAAATCTCAGGCAATTGGCCCCTGTCAATATACCTCGCGGTGGCAAGAGCTTCCTCTGGCACCTTCGCATTTGATCCTAAATCAGATAATCCTCTATAAGGGAAAGTATTACTTGTGGGTATTCCAGAAAAAATATTATATGATGTTAGGTCTTCACATTCATTCCAAACGCCTGTTGGATCTACAGGATCGTCCACAGGATGGAACTTGCCCGCAGAAGCAACGTAACCTAGTGTAAGCTCACCTAAAGACGAAGGCATAGACGCCTCAAACGTCGAAGCATCGTAGCTCACAGGGCCATTGAAGCCCGTCCTGTCGTAGTACCCTTCGTGAGGTAGCAGGTACTTCAGGTTGCGCCTACGCATCGCCCTTCGAGCCACACTGCCATGATCAGTAATAACCGCTGTTCCTGATATTAGGGCATCCGAGAAATCATTAGCGTCTGCTCTCTTGAATGTATTTAATCCTCCACGACCACCATCGGATCCACGCCCGTCATCTCCACCACCAGTAGCAAACGACATTGCGGTACCACTAAACTCAAAGTTTCCAAAGATAGCCGCAGAAGTGTATCCTGCCCTTGTATCATCATGGTCTAAACCCAAGTATTCATACTTAGTGCTAGATGCATCATAATACTCCTCTCCACTAGCACCTAAATTAACTTTGGTTATAGCGTGAGCTGGAGCAAACTCCTTAATAACTCTGGCTGCCTCGTATAAAGCATACTTACCATCACCTTCAAGAGTGGTCTTAGAGAAATCAAATTCAGTGTCTTTAAAGTTTATAAATAAGTGAGAAGATTTACCATTCCACAAACTTAGCAAGTTTTTCTCATAATCAGAAATACTTAGCATTACCTCATCAAAATTTGGAGGAATCTGAACAGAACTAAAGAACATTAAAAACTTATTTAAAGATCCAAGATCTGTTCCGTCTGTAACTGAACTACTAACTATGAAGTTACCGACCTCATCTGCAAAAGAATCTGTAACTTGAAAACACTTTATTTTTTCAACTAAATAGTCTACCAATACTTCGCTAACTATACACTCTTTATAATATTTTATTTCTTCAAACGGGGGAAGTGGATAGTTAACTCTTCCTCGGTAACTAAAAAGGAATTCTAAATCACCAACAAATTTAAGATATGTTGGAAACTTTCCATTGCTGGGGTGAGATTCCCCTGCCATATACACACCCTCTCCCAAAGGTCCAAATGCATAGGCAGCATCAAAGGCATCCCCTTGTCCAAGTAGCTTAGCCTGATTTTTAAGAAGTTGAAAATTTTCATCGGTGGGTTTATGAACATGAAATGGCTTCATATCAGGATCACCGATAATTGTATATCTTCCTACTTCAGATCCATCATTATTAAGTTCAATGAATTCTGGAACTGGGAAGGGGCTGCCATGAAATATAAAGCTCTTGGGATAAGCTTTATAAACGTCTAGCAGGACACTATCAGTAACTAACTTTAAATTTTCTTCTAGACTGCTGGTGTTATAAGCACCTACACCACCTTTTAATGCTAAATCAGGAGTCCAAGTAGTAAGATTTTTGAATAGTGGAGACTTCGTTCCTAAACTATACCAAATAAGATGTGGGATATATGATTCCCACAATTCTTCAACCTTACCCGAAAGATCGAAAACGGAATCAATAATCAAAGTATTGATGGCAGTCTGGATTGCTTCAACGGTTCCCGATTTTTTGTATAAATCTATAGCAAGTCTGAGTTGTTGTCTCCACTTTGCGGGGGAACCACCTCGAAGCCTAAACCCGATTAAATCTGCAATATACTGTAGCTGGTCATCCCTAACATTTTCTATGTCGTATATCAGCCCAATGTTTTCTATCTGATCTGTGACGTCTGCGAACTGAAGTCCCATTAAGTTTGTGAACTTTCTATGAGGACCTTTTGATACTCGGTCCTCTAATTCTGTTCCCGCATCAATAAAACTATCAAAAGCATCTCGAACGGTGTAGTCCCTTTGGTCGATGTACAGGGGTGAGTAAACAATATCAACCAAAGTCTGTAGTGCGTCTAACTTCTGTGTTCCACTTGTATACGTCGCAACCACACCATCACTCGCGTCTAAAATGGCATCAGCAGTTCCAGAAATAAAATCACTAGGTAGGTAAGACCCAAAGGAGCAGGTTTCGTTGTTTCTCCAAAGATACTCGGTTAGCCCCCGTATACCATCAACTGTCTCCAAGGTGTTTCCAACATACAAGGAGTTCAGTGAAGACAAGACATAACTTGAAGGCGAGTAATCTAATCCACCATCAGCCGAAGTGTTTAAGAAGTAAAACCACCCTAGCGTATCTACAAGGTAATTGTGAACTGAACTAGCATCTGCATTATCAGTTAACGCTGACAGGGTAGAAATGTTTGCTTCTAGGGAACCTGGCTGTGTTTGTGATGCAGGAACAATCAAGGGCAGTAAGGTGCCCGATAAGTAAGTATTGAATTGCCCGCTGGTATCGTAATCCGCTAATGAAGTTCCAAGAGGTAAAAGAATTTTAGACTCAAACAAAAATGGATTAATCTTTGTAAGCTCGTTTTGCTTTACAAAGTATTGAGCTATACCATTTATGCTCCCTAGTGAATTTGTTTGAGTATTAGCAACTCCAGACAAGGAGATTACATTAGAGATATTATTTGCTAGTGATAAGTGCTTATTGATTAAGTCCGAAACAGGGTTTAGTTCAGTGCCACTAAGCTGTAAATCTTTCTCCTGATATATTTCAGGAGTAATTAATTCAAGCAACTCTACAAAATTTGTTTTGTAGTAGTTTCTAGATTTTGGTGTGTATTTATTAATTCCCATCAGTCTAACAAGATTATTGATATTGTTAGATTATTCAATTGAATAATCTCATTGAAATCAATCGTAACATCTTGATCAAAATCATCTATTGTAGAAATTCTTACTTCATCTATTTCAAATATTTGTCTGTTTAGTTCAGCTATATTTAAGTCTTCACCAAAATCACGATTGTCAGCGTTCATATAAGTTAAAATTTTATTTCTAACTTTTGCTTTAATTTGTTCTTGATTATTTTCTAGTTCTTTATCAATTGAAATTGTTACATTTAAATCAAGTGTTCTAATTAAACCGTCAACAATAACAATATCATCAGTTGCCATCTTTTTCTTAGCTATGGCGTCTAAAAGCTGTGTTTTAAAGTTTGTTGTAGCCTTTTGGAGCTGTAAGTCTGATGCTTTTTCTAGAACATAAATATCAATAACATTCGCAGATGCATAAGCTTTTCTTGTAGCTGCTGTGGCCTTTCCAATTGTGCCAAAGGTGCTAATAAAAGTGTTAGCAAAAACAGAATAGTCTTCTAGAGTAACTAAGCGATCTTGTCTTCTAAAGTTTAATGGAGCGTACTTTTTTGCATGTTCAATAGTCTCGGCATTAGAACCACCAGTTCCTTTACTTGTATTAGTTACTGTACCAATTACGGGACCTCCTGTTGTGTTAAGTTGTATAGAGGCATTTATGGTATCTTTTTCAATATTGCCTCTAGTCCCCCCGCCCACACGGTACTCAACCCTAAATGTTGCTGAGTCCGTTGGAGACACGCCTACTGATCCATCACCAAAAACTATTGTAGCGTTATATTCATCATCATAAATAACTTCAAAAATTTTGTCTGAAGATCCAGAAGCAAAATAAATATTGTCAACTTCCGAGTAGGCTCCTTTCACTGAATCATTTAAACTATTAACATAAACCAAAATACTGCCTTCAATAACAGGTCCTTGACTGAGTTTGATTGTCTTAACTCCTTCTGTAGCAGCAAATTCCCCAGTCTCACTTACCAAAGCTCCTTCCTGCAATACAAGATTTGTGTATACCTCTCCTGAACCATCGTCGGAATCAGTGGGTAGTAATCTAATAATTCCTGTATTATTCACAGTATCAACCAGCCCATTTTCAACTTTATATAAAGTATAACTTAGTGCTCCACCGTCCTGAGGAGAGGTAATATTTATATTTCTATTTTCTGGAGTTATTGTGCCTGTTGAGGGTGTTTCAAAAGTGATTTTAGCGTCACAGGCGGCTGATAGTGGACCCCTCATTCTAATACCAATAAGCTCAAGCAACTTCTTTACACTTGATCTCTGCTTCGCAGTCGCCAAGAAGTTTTCATTAGCCAGCATGTCTGCCTTCATAGACATCACCGCGCCCATGTAAGCTGTAAGCTCAAGGAACATTAGACCTAAATCTGATTCCACAAAATACTTATAATCGTTTGGATATACCGTTTTGGCGTAATCAATCAATGATTGACGCAAGGTGGTAAAGTCTGTAGCTGCAAAATTAATAAAGGATGGACGCTTAGAAACTGGTATTGTAGTCAGCTTCATAAAGTCTGAACCAATTGTTCCAGAAAAATTCATGATATGGTAACTCCGACATCAAATACTTCCAAGTCAGACTTGTCCAACTTTAGTGTGAGAATTACTTGTAAAGAGTTGCCCCCTGCTGGACCAGCTTCTCCTAAGGGAAACACAGCAAGCTTGGCGATTCTTGCTCCCACAATGTAGTTTCTAAATGATGTTTCTATTTCGTTTCTAATTCCTTGGAAGGTGGATTCGTCTAATGGTTGAAATAAATACTTTCTAAGATTACACCCATAATTAGGTAGCATTACTCTCTCACCCCGCTCAGTTAAAAGTAGCTGCTCAACTGAGTTTTTTATCATGTTTATTCCAGAAGACTTAGAAAATATACCCCCGTTAACCTTTGAACCCAGTGGATATTGGAGTCCATAGATTTCCTGCTTCTGGCTTCTTACAGGTTGGATGTTGTATCTTTCCTGTATTTTTCCATAAATATTTGTTGTAAGATTAGCTGCCATTAGATCTTAATATTTTTGAAAAACCCCTGCTGTGCATCATAGTTTTTCTTTACTTCCGAAGTATTTAGAGGTCTAGAATAAAACTTTAAACTTCCTATGTGTCCACGAAGACCACTAACCACACCCCCTCGATCTCCTCCCAAGAAATTACCATGTTGGTACATACCGTCAGTGTACCCTCCCCCCACGATCCAAGGTGTATAGAAGGGGTTTAGTAGCGGACCTTGCTTTACAGTCGAAGGTCCATCTACAGTGGTTGAAGAGTATTGGAAACTGTTATCTTTCTTGAATGAAGGTAGTGATGGGCCAATACCTTTATCTACTCCGAATACAGAAGTTATAGACGATGTAGCTACAAGAGAACCATCAGCATACATTCTTATTTCATCTTTTTCAGGTTCGCAAGCAATATCAATTAGAACAAACTGAGAAGACACATCTCCAAAAGGAGTATCTTCTAAATCTACTTTCATTTTATAGAAAGTTTCACTCTCTGGGCATTTTTCATTATTAATAAATGAAGCTGATGAGGAGTCTCTAGCTTGAGTTGGCGCTATGAAGAAACTCAAAGAAGACACTGGATCGTTGTCGTAATTATTATTACTAAACGGAGCAGTATTTTGAGTTATCCTTCGGTCTCTAGTAAATCCACAAAGCATACCACGAACAAACTCACCGCTCCTTTTATTCTTTAAGAAATCTAAATCTGTAATTTGACCAGTGTGATCAACCGCAGACACGTTAGGATTTTTTCCAGTATTTTCACATCCAAACAAGACTTTTGTTAAAGAAGAAGGAGAAGGTGTTCCTGGGGAAGATCCACTAGCCCAACCTAAAGCGCCATCCGTAATATTTGGAACATGAACCCAACATTCAACAGTAAATCCAGTTGACGAATAAGTTAGATCTCTAAACTCTGGGGTGTCTGGTAGTTTGATGAATGATCCTAGAGCGGAAGCTCCTGCTGGGTCTGTGCTCTTGTTCTTCACTATACCTTCTAAGTATGGGATGGCTAATCCTGAAAAGAAGATAGACTGCTTTGATGTTCCCACAAGCTGTGCATTGTTGTACATGTCTTCCGTAGCACAGTTTGTGACATTGAAGTTAACTGAGGAGGGCAGCTCCAAAGAAGTATCCAAGAAGTTGTAGATGGCAAACAATCCGTTAGAAACCACTTGATCTGTTAGAGACAAAACAGTTCCAGCATTAGTAGAAGAAGGTGTGTATATAATTCCACCCTTTCCAACAGTAGGAACTTTTAATTGGTTAAAACTTAGAGATGGTGGTTTGGGCTGGGCGGGCTTCACAAACTTAGTCTCTAGAGGAAGCACAATACCTTCAATTTCTGCCTGCTCGAATACGAGAGCTTTCTGCTTTTCTAAGTCCACAGATAAGTTATATTTTTGTAGGTAAGAAAAATCGTTAATTGGGACTTCCCCAGGAGGGAACTCTGGAGCGGTCAATCCCCCATAAATTTGACCAGCTTTTATTGCTACCTCAATTTGTTTTTTTCTTCTGTTTATTTTAGTGTTATGATTAGCAATTTCGGATATAATCAAGTTTCGCTGATTAGTTACAATTGAGGTGCCCTCACCAAACTCTGAAATAAAACCAGTTAGGTCTGAAGAAAGGTCATAAACGTGCTTGTCCCTTTGTTGTTTTAGAACAGCTAAGAAGTGATCCTCATCATAGTAATGTTGAATTCCAACACTATCATCAACTTTATTTGGATCAAAAATGTTATCAGTAAATTTGTCTAATGCTTCTAAAGAGATAGCCTGACCCTTACCTCCTAAGTTTGGATCGTAATCATATTTCCAAGCATCTCCCACAGGTACGACTCCAGAAATAGCTAAGTAGACAGGATCTAACCCCCCTTCGTAGGAGTCGTAATACAATCCATCATTTGTAAGGACGTAAAAACCAGCAGTAGTAATAGGAGGTCCATAAGTTAATCTGAAAACATCCTCATCCTCCTCCAAACCAGGATCTTCTAATGTAGTCCTATCAAATGTGGTGTCATTTAAGAATTGATCTAGCTCTGCTGAGTCTAAGAACTTTGGCTCTAGGGAGGGGTCAGCCGCACGCGCAGCTAAGATGTCATTGATTATCGCAATGGTTTCGTTAGCCGCTTGAATGAAGTCTCCCGCCTCTTGTAGTTTAGCTTTCTCCGCTTCATATGCCCCGTCGGGTTCTGGAGGCAGTGCTGCTTTTTCTTCAGAAGAGTTACCTGATTTAAAGTTTTGAAGAGTGCTTAACTTATCAATACAATTTAGTATGGCATCAATTTCATTCTTTGCACTTGTAACATTTTGATAAATCTGAGCCCCAAAAGATGATGCGTACTGGAGTGCTCCTAGTAAGCCAGCTAGATTACTCTTTTTTTGTTTGTCATCATTATCAATGCCTAGCCAAGCTGAGTCAGACTGAAACTTAAAAGTTCC